CCCCTACACAAAAAAAGCAGATGCACCTACTTATGAGCCCACTGGTGACAAACCAGATGTTAAAGAACTTTATAACGATGAAAAAACATTTGATTTAATAGCAAATATTAAAGCTGCCGTTTTACCTCAAGCAGAAAAAGATTTTTTAATGTTGGCTGCTGGTAGGCACACAGTTCTTGATTTTGAAGCCATTGCTAATTATTACGCCCACTCAAGCAAAGAGTGCCAAGAGTTAATGGAAGAAAATGCACTTGTCATTATAGATTTAAAGCAAGCACTCGCAAACGGATACGCAAAAATGTCTGATGATGTAGCAGAGCAGTATTTAAAGGACTACCCTAATGAGTGATAAATTTGCAATTTTTATATTAACTCATGGTAGGTCTGACAATGTTGTCACTTACAAAACACTTAGAAGCCAAGGCTACACTGGTGAGATAATATTGCTCATCGATGATGAAGATAAAGAGGCCGATAATTATAAAAAAATCTATGGAAATCAAGTACATATATTCAATAAGCAAGATGCTATTGATATGACTGATAGTGGCGACAACTTCCAAAAAAGAAATTCAGTTGTCTATGCTAGAAATTATAATTTTAAAGTGGCTGAAAAGTTAGGCATAAAGTATTTTCTGCAACTGGATGATGATTACAGCCAGTTTAGGTATACGTTTGATAATGACGATAATTACATTACAAAAAGCATTTCCATAAAAGATTTAGATGGTGTGATTAAATGTATGTTGGATTTTTACATTGATAGCAATGTAACAACCATTGCAATGAGCCAAGGCGGTGACTTTATTGGTGGTGAAGGTTCTGGCGTTGCAACAAAATACAAGAAAGGTGAGTTTTCAAGAAAGGCAATGAACAGCTTTTTTTGCTCTACAGATAGACCATTTAAGTTTATGGGCCGAATAAATGAAGACGTTAATGCCTATGTTTCTTTAGGATTAACAGGCAGTTTATTCTTAACCTATCCAAGAATTAGACTTGAGCAGAAAGAAACACAAGCCAATTCTGGTGGATTAACTGACATTTATTTAGACTTGGGCACCTATGTGAAAAGTTTTTACTCTGTAATGTACGCACCATCATGCGTAAAGATAACCGAAATGGGTGTAAGCAATAGAAGATTGCACCATAAAGTAAGCTGGAAAAATGCTGTACCAATGGTAATCAATGAGAGTTTTAAAAAATGAAAACTAAGGTAGGAATAACAGCATCATGCTTTGACTTGCTTCATGCTGGTCACATATCTATGCTTAGGGAAGCCAAGTTATACTGTGATCATTTGGTGTGCTGCATACAAACAGACCCGACAGTAGATAGACCAAGCAAAAATAAACCTATTCAATCCATTGTTGAAAGGCACATGCAATTAGCGGCAGTTAAGTATGTAGACGAGATCATACCTTATACGACCGAAAATGATCTCATTGACATACTTAATATGTTGAACATAGATGTTAGGATTATTGGAGAAGATTATGTCGGCGAAAGATTTACAGGTGATGATATGGACATAAAAGTTGTTTATAACAAAAGGTCTCATAAATTCTCAACATCAGATTTACGAAAAAGGGCTGCTAATATCTGCCCATTAGGTGATAAAAAATGACAGACAAAAAACCAGCACATAGGCCAAAAGGCACAACCATTTTTATTGATTGGGAAAAGGTTGATAATATGTGCGCTATTCAATGTACTGGTGAAGAAATTGCAGGAGTGTTAGATATAGATTACGACACACTTTCAAGTGCTTGCAAAAGGGAAAAAAATCTACTTTTTTCGGACTATATCGGACAAAAGAAATCGGGCGGCAAAATGTCACTTAGAAGAAAGCAATACTCAACCGCAATGGCAGGTAATGCAACGATGTTAGTTTGGTTAGGTAAAAACTGGCTTGGTCAGACGGACAAACTAGATACAACAAGTTCAGACGGTTCAATGACTCCACCCACGACCATTCAATTGGTTGCAAAAGAATTTGGTGATATTTAATGTCAGTTGTTGATATAGAGTTACCCCCAAAATTAGTGCCTATTTTCTCAGGCGAGGCTAGGTATAGGTGTGCTTTTGGCGGCAGAGGTGGGGCCAAGTCACGCGCTTTTGCTTTAATGACTGCGGTGTGGGGCTACAAATTTGGCAAGAGTGGGCGCACTGGTCAGATACTTTGTTTGCGTCAGTACATGAACAGCCTAAGTGAAAGCTCATTTGCTGAAATAAAAAGCGCAATACAAAGTGTGCCTTTTCTTAATGAATACTATGAATGTGGTGATCATTTTATTAGAAGTGTTGACGGAATGATTACCTATTCATTCGCTGGATTATCACGCAACCTAGACAGTATTAAATCTAAGTCACGCATTATATTGGCGTTTATTGATGAAGCAGAAGCTATATCTGAGACAGCTTACATGACACTATTGCCTAGTATCCGTGAACAAAACTCTGAACTATGGTGTATATGGAACCCACAATCTAAAGAATCTGCAACGCAAAAGAGGTTTAGGGATAACACACCAGATGATTGCAAGATCACTAAAATAGGTTGGCAAGATAACCCGTGGTTCCCTGATGTGTTAAACAAGCAGCGTTTGGAAGACTTTAAGCAGCGTCCAGATACTTATGGTCATGTGTGGGAATCTGACTTTTTAGAATTTCCAGAAGGTGCGTTTTGGTTACGAGAAATCAATAAAGCACAAACTGATGGTAGGATATGCAAATTGCCTGTGGTTGATTCTCACCCTTGCATGGCTTTCTTTGACATTGGTGCTAGTGATGGTTGTGCTATATGGGTCGTGCAACAAGTAGGCTTAGAGTTTAGGTGTATTGATTTCTATGAAGCATGGTCAGAGCCATACAGTCACGCAGTAAAATGGTTAAAATCACTTGATCTTGTATTTGAAGATATGTATTTACCCCATGACGCAGATCATAAGCGGCAAGGCCAAAATAGCAACAAGTCACCCAAGCAGATGCTTAAAGAGTTAATGCCAAGTACACATTGGCGTGTAGTGCCTCGCATACAAGATTTACTGTGGGGTATTCAGCAAGTGTCTGATATTTTTCCTTACCTTTACATTGACGAAGTTAAATGCGCGAAAGGGTTAGATCATTTAAAATCATACAGACGTAAATGGTCTAACAGTGAAAGCAGATGGACTTCTATACCTGATAAATCAGAAGGTCACAGTGAAGCCGCAGACGCACTTAGGCAAATGGCGCAAGCCTTTGCAGCAGGCGATTTAGGTAAGTCTAAAAAGAAGAATCGTGGCGCATTAAAAAGGGGTATTAAAGGTTTGGTTTAATCATGCTATAATTTAACGATATAGGTTGCATTCTCATAAGATTAAGATTATTTACATGGATTATTAAGATGGCTATTTCAACATACAGCGAATTAAAAGCCTCTATTGCTAATTTTTTAAATCGTGATGATCTGACGGCTACGATACCAGATTTTATATCGTTGGCTGAATCTTCTATTAATAATGAGATACGGCATTGGCGCATGGAAACTCGCGCAGAGACTACAGTTGATAGCCAGTTCACGGGTATACCTAGTGATTGGCTGTCTACCATACGCTTTCATTTGGTAACTGATGGGACTAGCAGTCTTAATTTTATGGCTTTGGCTCCAATGCAAGCAGCTAGAGCAGCTAGAAATGATGCTACAGGTACGCCAACTAACTACAGCCTTAACAGTTCACAGTTTGAATTAATGCCTACACCAGATGGTTCCTATAGTGCAATCCTCATGTATTACGCTAAAATACCTGCATTAAGCGGGTCTAGTGAGACAAACTGGTTATTAACGCACCACCCAGACATTTATCTTTATGGCGCATTGTTACACTCTGCTCCGTATTTAAAAGAAGATGAACGCGCTCAGACTTGGGCCGCTTTATACACTGCTGCCGTAACGCGTGTTAATAACGCAAGTAGCAGATCAACCGCCAGTGGCTCTGGCCTTAGATTAAAAATAGGAAGTTATTAATATGTCATTCACTACATTTTTAGAAAATGAAGTTTTAGACCATGTGTTTCGCAATGCCGCATACACACCACCAGCTACTGTTTATATCGGCCTGTACACATCTGCTACTGGCGCAGGCGGTACAGGTACAGAAGTATCGGGCAATGGCTACACACGCAAGGCTATGGCTTTTGACGCGTCTGTCTCTGGTGCAATCGACAATACGGCTGCTGTAGAGTTTCCAACCGCTACGGGTGTCTGGGGAACCATTACGCATACGGCTGTATTAGATGCTGCTACAGGCGGTAATATGCTTGCTGAGACTGCGTTAACGGCTAGTAAGCCAATCGGTGACGGTGATGTATTCCGTTTCCAAGCAGGTGAATTTGACATTACC